CCTAGATGTTCACTGTTGAGCACCGGACGGAATTCTTCGGCCACACAGCAAAAAAAAGTATGATAGGCAAATCCGCCATCAGCACTGGTGAACTTTTCCAAAGGCACTAATCGTACATATTCTGGAAATACACCGATCTCTTCTTCGCACTCTCTGGTGATGGCTGCCAACAAACTTTCTGTGGCCTCGACTTTACCACCAGGCAAGCCCCAGGAGCCGGGATGTTTCGCATCATCTCTCATGAGATAGAGATATCTCTGGGTGTCAAGACTGTAAAACCAAACTCCCACTGCGTTCACAGAACCAGGCTCCATTCGCCTCCCGGATACAGGCCTTCGTAACTTTTCACCCATTCGGTGCCGGTCCAGCGGTACTGTATGCTGGTGGTTATGTTGGTGACATATTCCACGTTGGTGGTCTGCTCCGCGGCTTCAAAGGCCACGAACCAGAACTCGCCATCGTATTCAATGATATCATTGGCCCGTGCTCCGGCGAAAGAACCCCAGGCTTCGGTGCCTCCGCCCATGTCATCCAGCACCAGATACCTCTGTCCCGCAGCAGCCGCAGGCAGGCCCGATCCTGGTCCAGCTGTGAGTGGATTGATGATGGCGTTCACAGGATCTAGGGTGTTCTGTGGCAGGGTATCTTCGTCAAGGTCGATCAAGAGGAAGCGATCATCAGTGGGATCGTAACTCACTGTTCCAATTATCTGTGTGTCATCACCCCAGAGATTGTCAAATCTGATCTGGCTGATACCAGGCCGCAACACACCGTATATACCCACCACGGTCTGCCAAAATTCATTGCTGGGCGGCGACTCTGGCGGAGTGATGGTACTATTGGCGGCATTGATGGTCTGGCTGTATTTTAGTGCCTGTACCTTGTTGCCAATCAACAGAGTCTGATAATTGTAGGGAGTGAATTTCTGCCTGGTGCCCAACAATAGATCGTTGTTGAGTATGGCTTCATTGGCATCACCGTCAGCGTCAAACACAGAGTAGATGATCTTTTCCACCACACCCAGTTTTTTGACCTTGGCGGGTGATGATATCCATATAGGCAGACCAAATCTCATCTTCATGATGTCTATGGGATTCTCCGTGCCCTGGGGTATGGTGCGTTCAGTCCAGGTCACTGATTCAAGTTCTACCACACTCAAACTGGTCCAGTCAAGATAGTTGTCGGTGTTCTGTATTTCTAGTGCAGGATTGAACAAGGTGGCTATCTGTTCAAATATCTGGAACTTTTGATTGGTGTTGCTGGTCCAGATGTCACAGCTGATGGTGAGTTTGTAGGGTACTGGCATGAGCCGCTCGATGCTGAACGCATTACCCTGTGTGGTCTCATAGGTTTCTGTTTCGGGATCATAGGCACGCTGTCGCACCTGTATCTTGTTCACGTGATAAGGTTCCTGCATCCTAGGACGATCGTATTCCAGCCCCACGATGTAGAACGTGATTAACGGTGTGGATGGCATGGAGTTTGCGGAGTTTTCCTGGATGATGGTCTGGGCCTGGCGACTGGCATCGCCGTATCTTACTGGTACTCTGAGCAGTGTGGCGTTCTGGCTGCCATCCAAGCCAAACTCTACCTGGAAGTTGGAAAAGATCCTGGCGAACTGCAACATGAATCTGCGTATTTGGGCGTCATAAAAGAACTGTGTGGCCATGATTTAGTCGTCCGTGGTCTGACCAGGCTGTGTGCCAGGTCTGGGATTGGCGTCTTTGAATCCACCGTCATCGCCGTTGTCAGCCCTGGGCCGCAACAGTTCGCTGAGGCTCTGGCGGCTGGGTATGTTGCCAAGATCCGTGGTGGGTACAGTGTAGGTGTTGTTGACGAAACTGGACCTCAATGTATTGTTGCCCGGACCATTGGCAAGATCGGTGCGTACGGAATCTTCGATCTTGATCCAGGCACGGCCATTGTAGCGGAACAAGCGATTGGGAAAGTAATCCAGTCGCAAGGCATACTGCCCTTCCTGCGGATTAGAAGGAAATGCTATGCCCGGAGTCACAGGTAGTCCATTGGGTGCGATGCCATCTCCGGTGAGATAGCCTAATGTATAACCATCAGCCCGAGGAGTCTGTGCTGCATCAGCCACATTGACATTGGTTGAATCCACGTCGATGTTGGTGGAGTCAATGGTCACTGACGCAGGATCAGCCGGTGTGCCATCGGGATTGGTGGGGAATATGTAGAACTTCACTGTGTCATAACCACTCAGCGGCACGTCAATTCCGGCCTGTGTGAGTATGGCATCGTTGATTTCGAGATCTTTGTTGCGTGTGCTGGCCGCATCAGCGATGGTTTCTGGAGTGTAAGGTTCCCAATAAGTGGTGTCAGTGATTTCTGTGCCCACAGGAGTGTTGATCCGGGCACGATAGTAAACATCGCCGGCATTGACGATGGTGCCAGCAGGATAGAAGTTGCCAGGATCCCAGATGTTTTCCGACACGAAAGGCTTGTTGATGATCTCTTGGTATTCCTGTGCATTGACCATGGGTGTGGCTTTCACACGCCAGGTATGCGGCAGCCATTCTCTGGCAAATCCCTCTGATGCATAGGCCGCATCCTGTACCACGTAATACTTGGGCAGGGCCTTGGGGATGGCAGCGTTCAACGGATTGGGATCTTTGAGATTGGGTACTTCCAGCACGTCACCACTCATGATCTTGCGTTGGATGGTGTCGATCATGTCGTTGTAGTGGAAAGTGATGAACAGGGTGTCGTTGTTCAAGAACAGGCCAAACTGCGTGAGATCAAAGTCAATGTCTTGTATGTTGAACACACCACGCATGCGATACACATCTGGATCATAGGCCCGATCACGGTTTTCCAGCAGGAACAGATCCTGTATGAACAAGGGATCGGTGACAGTGTAGTTGGGCTGTGTGGCATCGTAGTTGCCGGAGTCCACTGAATCGCCTTCACCGGTTTTTGGCCCTAGATACTTGTGCAGATACACATCCACGCCACCAACGGTGTACATCTCCGAGATGGTCCGGTCGAAAAAGCGGTAATCGTTCGTCTTGTTAGGACGCCACATGGAGAGCCTAGGAATTTCGATTCTCCCTTATTTGATTTTGATTACACTCTAAAAATAGCATAGTTCAGTATTTATGGGCAGGTTGACCCAAAAAGCAGATCCTGCTAAAATACTGTATGGACTTAGGAGATTGGCAACTCTTGCATGATCGCTTGGATCGTGCCCACAAAAACACGCTGAACATGAATTTTGGCATCAAAGATCTCTGGCGAATGCACAGGGCTGTGTACGATCGACTGAGACTGGCCGATGCGGAATGGGTGAACTGCCGCCGCCGCGGACAAGGTTCGCCCCGGTTTGATGAATTGTTGACGCAGGCCGAAGAAGCCATGAAGAATTTCGAAGGACATATTTTGTTGGCTAAACTAATGGACAAGGAGCCCAGATGAACGCTGTCGCACTCAAAGCACCCCGACCACTGAACCCAAAATCAGCAGACACCAAATACACCGGTGGCGAACCCGAATGGCGTTTGCAACCTGAAAGCGAATCGCGTGCCTCGGCCTTGATCGCCGCTTTCACCTGGTACAATTACCACTATGACAAAAAGACCGTGAAAGAATTGGTGATCGACTGGTTGACTCGCAACGATCGTCAGCGAGATGCCCGGGACTTTGCCCGCGTGCCAGAGTCCACCATACGCAATCAGACCGGATGGTTATGCCGCATGAACACCATGGGCCTGGATTTGAATGAGCATGAACTGCTGGCCGTTGATACTGCCATCACCGAGCATTTGCGTACTGTTAGAGCCATCAGAGAAGTGGTCAAGGCCGCTGAACCCGATGCTGTGGCTCGGCCCAACATCCAGGATCGGCTCCGCGACAAGATGGTGGAAGCCGCAGGCGAGATTGAAGGCATGTACGATGACATGATCGTGGCCGGTGCCCGGATGTCAGCGGACTTCAAACCTTTGCTGGTACTGCGAGGCATGAACGTGGCTCCGCAGATGGTGGGCGAAATAGCCCAACACTGGAAAGCCAGGCTGGAAGAACTGGAAGAAGTGATCCGCGGCAAAGACGCACAGTTGGTGGAAGGCTATGGCCAGTTTGGCCGATTACAGGTCAAAAATCTAGTGAAGTTCGCGGAACAAGTCATTGCTGACTGCGGATCATATGTGCAGATCAAGAAAGTGGAACGCAAGCCTCGCAAGAAAAAGCCAGTGAGTGCGGAAAAACTCACAGCCCGATTCAAGTATCTCCGTGAGTTTGCGGAACTCAAACTACAGAGTGAACCTGTCACACGCTTGGTCAATGCCCAGGAAGCCTGGCTGTACGAAACCAAAAAGTGTAAGTTGATCTACGTAGTGGCCGACACCCATGCAGGCTCGTTCACTGTGAAAGGCAGCAGTCTCATTGGATTTGATCCCACCAACAGCATACAGAAAACTCTCCGAAAACCTGCAGAGCAGATAAAGGCATTGCTCCAGGGCGGTGTGGCCCAGCATCGCCGGTATTTTAAAGATATCCGGGCCACAG